CAAGCTTAAAGCATGGCATATCTTATTCAATAAGATAAGACCGGACAAGACAAGACTTGATATTCACATAAAGTCTAAAGCTCCATATGAACTTATTATGAAAGCTATAGAAGAAAATGAGGAAGATGATGCCGTTGAAGAAAGGGAAGAGTAATAAAATTGTTAGTGATAACATAAGAATTTTGAAAAAAGAAGGAAGGCCACAGAAACAAGCGGTTGCAATAGCCATTGATAAAGCAAGAAGGTCGAAAAAAGGAAAATAATGCCTAATGAATTGAACGTACAAGTTGACGAATCAAAAGAACAGGAAGTTCTTATATGGCTTGAAAGAGGTTTAACAACTGCTCTTAATGACCGCACGGGTCAGGAAGAGAAGTGGCAAAAACACATCAAGCAATATGAAGAAATTCTTCCCAGCAAGAAAACTTTCCCCTGGGAAGGATGTTCTAATATGTCTGTCCCCGTAACACCTACCGCCGTTGAAACAGTACACGCTAGAGAAGTCAATACCATATTTGCAGTAAGGCCGTATATCCAGGTAAGGCCGAAAAAAGATGGTTCATCACCGGAAGACTGTCAAATGGTTGAGTTATTCCTTGATCATATATTCGATTCAGTAATCAAATTATACGATAAGGGTTCTCAATGGTTTCTCGAAAAAGATAAGATGGGGACAGGATTTGCCAAGGTTTTCTGGAATTATAATAAAAAGAAAGTTTTAAAGAAGACGAACAAAATACAACGTGCGCTTGGCGCTCCTGAGCATATTCGAGTTATGGTAGAAGAGTCGAAAGTTAGTATGGATGTAATAGCGATTGAAGATATTATATTTCCCGTAAATTCAAAAGAAACTGAGACCGCAGATTTTCTCGCACATAGAATTCGAATGCCGTTCCATAAGTTTAAGTCTAAAGAAGCATTGGGTATTTACGAAAATGTAGATAAAATAGAAAATTATTCCCTTGCGTCAACAGCATCTCAAACAGGACAGGATATTCAGAAAACAAAAGAGGAGGCTGAAAATCTTAAAAGAACAGATCAAAGTCAGCTTGACGAACGTGAAGCTTACGAAATTCATTTTGAATACGACATAGACGGCGATGGGCTTCCTGAATATACGGTACTAACGATGCATCTTGAAAGTAAGACTAAATTACGATGGGTTTATTTCCCATATACTCACGGCAGGCGGCCTGTAATTGCGCTTAATTATATGCCGCGTGTTAATAGAATTTATGGGCTTGGTATATGTGAAATGCTTGAACACATCCAGGATTCTATAAATACTGTTTTTAATCAGACAATCGACAATTCAACAATAGCAAATGCAAAATGTTTTAAGGGGCGAAAATCCGCAAGAAAAGATGTCGGGAAAATTTTCCCCGGAAAGACTTTTTGGCTAGATGATCCTACCGATCTTGAAGAGTTTTCTCTTGGTGATGTTCACCAATCTAATTTTGCTATTCATAATTTACTGCAAACATATGGAGAGCGAAGAACAAAAGTAAATGATTATACGCTTGGAAGAGAATCGTCATTGATGAAATCAAGGGCGACAGCAACAGGCACATTGGCGCTTTTACAAGAATCAGGCCGTCATTTTGATATGATAATAAATAATACACGGCAAGCTATCATCGAACTGGCATATCAAGTTATCGAACTTTACCTACAATATGATCCATATAAAATTTTCAAAGTTACGAACAGAGAAGGTGCATTGCTGAATGTCCGCCTTCCTTCCGGCATTCAGTCATTCAGGGAAGAGTATGAACTATACTGTACGGCTACAAGTCTTGCAGTTAATAAAGAAATTGAGAAACAGGCAAATCTTATTCTTATGCAGCAATTAGGGACTATTTTCGGTCAGATGATACAATTACTTCAGATTATTTATACCAATCCAATGCCTGACGACGTTAAGAACTTTATGCTTGGAACGGTAAAGGCGTACTATCGTCTTGCAGAAGACCTGGTGCGGTCATTCGAGAAGGTTGATGTTAAATCCTATCTGCCGGAACTTCCTGAATTGGTAAAGACGGCATTTGGCGGTATAGGTACGATAGATGCAATGATAGAACGAATGACAGGAGGATTAAATGGGCAGGGAGGAATCGCTACAGGGATGGAGGGAATTCAGCAAGAGTCTTCAATGGGAGCTTACGCATCAGAAGATGGAGGAGTACAAAACGAGGGCACTTAGCGAGATAAGAAAACATGCGAGAGAAACCGATAAACTTAATGGATACTATGCCGGGCTTTATGATGCATATATGACGGCTCAGGGTATTCCTGATATGATAATTGAGGATTTAGAGCATAAACCAGAAGGCGGAGAGTCTTCTTAGTGCATAAGCACAATTTGTGTCTATCTTCATAGGAACTTTCTATGGAATTGATAGACGGTTAATCAGGAGGTTTCAATGGCAGAAGAAGAAGTGGTGGAGGAACCTAATAAAGAGGCTCCACAAAATGAAGGGGACGGAGGTGAACAACTTATCCTCGGTAGATTTAAGAACCAGGATGAAGTCACCAAGGCGTATCAGGAGCTTGAAAAGAAGTTTACGCAGACTTCGCAAGAGAACGCGACCTATCGCAAGCAAACCGAGATACGAGAAGTGTTTCCCCCACAGCAACCGACACAACCAGTTCAAGAGCAGCCTGTAAATACAGATGAACTATTTTGGACTAACCCTGTCGGTACGATGGAGCGATTACTGGATAGTAAGCTTGATTATGTTTATACGCAAAACTACGAAGCGCAAAAAGCTGCATATGCCAGTGATCCGCAATTCACTCAGTACGAACAGCAAATTGACTTTATTGTGAAAGAGCAATACCCGGAATTAAAGAAACAGCCGGGGATTGTGGGACAACTCTATAAAATGGTTCGAGGACTTACCTTCGATGAAGAAGCGTTCAGGCGAAAAACCATTGAGGAGTATGAGTTGAGCAAGGTATCGGCGGCACAAAGTGGAATTGAAGGTGCTTCCGCATCGCCCTCTTCTCTTCCCATAACGCAAAAAGTCGAGTTAAGCGATACTGAAAAGAGAATTGCAACGCAATTTCATCCTGACTTGAAACCTGAAGAGGCGTGGCAGAAGTATGCTGATGCAAAAACAAAAATGAGGGGGGTTGCAAATGGCTAAACGCGGAAGACCGAGAAAAGATGTAGCGGCAGTTACTGAGGTAGCTCCTGCCGTAGAAAAAGAACCGGCAGTTAAAGAGCCGGAAATTAAAGAGGCCAAATCGGTTGGGTTTGCAATTCCCGATGGTGCGCGTATTTCTGTTTCGCCTATAATGGAACCATCGCTTGCTAATTCTGCATCTGATCCTTTCCAAAAATTCAAAACAGAACCGGAAAAGTTTCATTACCGGGCATTGAATAAAAAGCCTCAGAATGTTTCGGTCAGGGAAGCGATGGGTTATCAAACAATCGGCGGCTCTGAGTTTGGTGATCTTGTGCTGGCCAAAATTCCTAAAGAACGACGGCAAATGCGTGAAGAGTACCATAGGGCTAAGGCCAACAACCAAATAAAAGCTGCCAGTGATAGCTTTAGGGATAAAGCAAAACGTGACGGTTTTGAAACATTCGATGCTACAAATGAAAAAAGAAAATAGGAGGAGAACATGAGTAGACAAAATGCTGCTGGCTCCTCGGTAACCGATATTATCGGGTGCAAACCTGCTGTTTCACTCGACGGAGGAACCCCGAGGGTATGGAAGTTTCCAGAATTGGGAACAGAAACATTTAAAACAGGATGTGCTGTAAGTCTTTCTGGTGTTGCAGGGGCACAAACCGGCCTTACAACCGCAACTACTGATGCATCAGGATACGGAATTGTCGGTTTTGCAGCGCAGAATTCACAAGCGGCGACATCTGCAATGACTGGAGTATGGATTGCAACGCCTGATATTATTTTTCTCGGGAATGTAACCCATACTACGTCAGCAAGCGCAATCACAGCCGCAACTGACATAGGACAGCTTTACGGGCTTACTACGCTGTCTGGAGTAACTTCCGTAGATAAGGCTAAGACTAATGCATCAACTTCTATGTGCCGCGTTGTTGGGCTGCACGGGGGCGATACGCTTGGTACTTACAACGGGAAGGTGTATTTCAAGGTTGCATCACGTCATTGCCAACTTGATAACAACATGCTTATCGGGTTGTCTGGTGGTTCAACTGCGATGGTAGTTTAACTGCGATGGTAGTTTAACTTTAAGGGAGGGTAATATGCCTAGTAATACTGGTGGTTTTTCACATTTACTTGCTCCCGGACTGTTCGAAACCTTTTTTGAAAAATATAGTCAATATCCGACCGAGTATGACAGAGTATTTAATATTAGAAACTCGAATCGGGCCTATGAAGAGGATTCGGAAATTATAGGTCTCGGGCAAATGGTATCAAAAGATGAGGGGGTCGGAATTACGTATGATGATCCTAAACAAGCTGCTGCACTAAAGCGCTATACCCATACGGCTTATGGGCTTGGTTTTCGTGTAACGCATGAGCTTTATAAAGACGAACTGTACGGCATTATCAATAGAATGCCGCAGGCACTTTCCAAGTCAGCACATCAAACCATAGAAACTCAAGCATGGAATGTGTTCAATAACGCATTCGCTACTGCCGGGAGAGATGGGGTAGCTCTATGTGCGACAAATCATCCGAATGTTGCTATCGATGCCGGTTCAGGCCCATATACCAACAGACTGTCTACGGATGCTGACCTTTCCGTAACTTCACTTCAGTCGGCAATCCAGATTATGGAAACGACAACGGATGATCGTGATCTTAACATCATGCTTAAACCACGACTTCTAGTTGTTCATCCGAACACGAAGTGGGCTGCGAGAGAACTTTTGCAAAGCCAGTTAAAGCCGTATACGGGAGACAATGAGATAAACGCGCTTATGGATGAAGACCTTCAATATATGGTCGGTCATTACTTGACGGATACTGATGCATGGTTTCTGCTTACTGAGAAGAGCGACCATTATCTCAACTTCTTCTGGCGTGAAAAATTGTCATTTGATAATGATGATGACTTTGATACAGGCGATGCAAAGTTCAAGGCAATGATGCGCTTCAGTACAGGTTTCTCCGGCTGGCGGGGAATTGTGGGCACAACTGGTGCATAACTAACAATCGTGGGACGGAGATAACCTCCGTCCTGCTCTTTAAGAGTGCGAGGAGGATAATATGGGACTTACTCATTTTAACGGATTGTGTGTAACAGGATCAGGTTTATATGCCGGTGCTAAGAATTCAGAAGTTGCGATTGTTGCAAACACACCTACTCCATTGTTTGATAGTAGTTCAACTGGTATTTCAGGTCATGTGATGGGAATTGCAACTAGGTGTACTTCTGTGGGGATGGCATGGGCTACAAATACTGGTGCCCTCCCTGAAGCTCATTCAGGGATTATTTTAAATATGAATTGGTCAGGAGGGGCAATCGACATTTATCGTTATGCAGTCAATGGATCAGCAGCTACTTCAGGGTCAGTTGCATGGGGGGTTTGGGGAGCAAAATAACATAAAAAAGGAGGCATAATAAAAATGCCTGGTATCGGAGCGTGGGAAAATAAACCACCGAATGAACTATTGTTAATAGCAATACCGCATACTGGAATGGCAGTTTTTGATTGGGCGGTTGGATTTAAAATTCTTCAACCGCCCGTCAATTTTAACATTATTACACAAAGAGGACTTCCAATTGATCGTGCAAGATGCGATCTAGTAAAACAAGCAAGGACAATGGGAGCATCACACATCTTTTTTCTCGACTCGGATGTGATTGTACCTCCTGATGGACTGATTAGACTATGGAACCATAGGTTGCCTATCATAGCCGGGGTATATGGAGCAAAGCATGAATGCCCGGATGTATGGTTAGAACAGAAAAAATCAGGAGAAGGCCGATATGCGCCGGTTATGCCGCAGACGCTTGAACAATATCCGTTATTTTCTCATAAGGATATTGTGACTGGTGCTGGATGTTTGTTGGTTGAAATGTCGATCTTTGATAAACTCAAAGAGCCATATTTCTTATGGACTCAAGGAAGGGAACCTGACGGAATTTCTGAAGATTTTTATTTCTTTGAAAAATGCAGAGAAGCGGGGATACCTGTTCATATCGACACTATGGTTAGATGCCGCCATTTAGAATTTTCGATGCTTGAATGGACGGGAGAAAGAAAAAGATTACAAATATGAAAATATGCCTTGTTGTTCCACCATCGCCATTTTTGTTAGATGATAAAGTGAATCCTCCACTTGGGGTTTTGTATATGGCGACTGTATTGAAGAATGATGGTTATAAGGACATTGCAGTTCATGATGGGACGATCAAAGAAATACCTCAAGGATTTGATGTTTATGGGCTTTCTATTACTACACCACAATTCCCGATAGCGGTAGAGGCGCTTAAATGGATACGGCACTTTGATAATAGACCGAGAATAATTGCAGGAGGGCCACACGCGACAGTTGATCCTGAGTCTTGTATTGATGCAGGATTTGATTCCGTTGTTATGGATGAAGGAGAGCGGGGGATGGCATTAGCCATCGAGCACAATCTAAAGATTGTCTCTGCGCCATGGAATGGTATGTTTCATCCAGATCGTTCTCTTATCAATCTTCATGACTACAAGTATTCGATAGACGGAATTCCGGCAACGACTATAATGACCACAAGGGGTTGTCCGTATCGATGTGGGTTTTGTTGTAAAGTAAACAAGCGGGTCAAGATATACCCCGCAGAGTTCGTGCTGGATGAACTGAGAGACTTGCACTTTAATCATGGTTTCAATGCTTTCATGTTCTTTGACGATATATTCACCTTGGATAAAAAGAGAGCAGAGACCATACTAAAAGAGATCAGAAAGTGGAACATTATCTTCCGTTGTTTTGTAAGAGCGGATATAGCCGTAAGGCACGGCAAAGACTTTTTTCAGTTAATGAAGGATGCCGGTTGCAGAGAAGTTGGTCTTGGTGTTGAATCTGGTTCTGACAAGATACTAAAGGCCATCAACAAAGGAGAGACCATAGATGAGATTAAGGCCGGTATTAAGCTTATCAGGGAAGTCGGCATAAGGGTAAAAGGGTTTCTAATCGTCGGGCTTCCGTTTGAATCACCGGAGACGATAGAAGAGACAGTTCGTTTTCTGGAGGAAACCGAGATAGACGACATTGACCTTTCACTCTATCAGCCATACAAGAGAACTGCGATCTTTGACAATCGAAGAAAATATGATATTGGATGGGATAATTTAGACCTTCAAGCCTCTTGGTATAAGGGAACTCCTGGAAAGTATCAAAGCAATGTTTGGACTTCTACGTTGTCACGAGAAGACATTGTTATGGCGAGAGACCATATAGAAACCAAATATAAAAAGTGGAGGAGTGATGAATTCACCGAGGCTACAGTATCAAAAACAGTTTGCTAAACCACAAGTTGTGAATATTGGATGTGGAGAAATCCCGGTAGATTTCGGTCCTGAGACGATTCAAGTAGATTTGGATGTTTATAATCATCCTAATTTTGTTAAAGCAGATGCACATAATTTACCTTTTCAAGATGATGAATTTGAGACCGCCGTATTAGGAGACATAATAGAACATTCGCCTGATCCGGTACAGATGCTTAAAGAGGCGGGTAGGGTCGCTAAGAAGGTAGTTGCTACTATTTATGAGGAGTGGAGACTTGATGAAGCTGGCAAGACGAATGAAGAGTATCTTGAGAATATGCACAAGGGTCTTAAAGAACTTGGGTTCGATTCCCATTATGATTATTTAAAATCGCTTCCTGAACATGGGAAAACAATAATGTCGGTAACTCCCGATGACCCAAAGCGTCCTCACCATCCACATCTTCAGATGTTTAAGGATGATGATATTTTCAAGATGGTGGATGATGCAGGACTTGAAATGCTGATCTATAAAAAATTCCAAGAAGGGCAATTAGACGGAAAATTTACATATAACTGGCTAGTTGTGGCCAGAAAGAAGATTGTATGAGAATTCTTGGAATTCAATGCGGACACGATGCTTCTGCTGCTGTAGTTGAGGACGGAGAGGTAATTTGGGCAATAGAGGAAGAAAGACTTACGGGGTACAAGAAACATGGCGGTTTTCCTGCGAATGCTATTTTAAGAATCAGCAAAGAGCTTAAATGCTCACCATGGGATTACGATAAAGT